AGTTGCAGCTGGGCCGCAGCCGACCGGCAACAAGTACCACATTTAGAGTTGGCACGAATCCTGCTACTATAGGGTATTGATAAAGATAAAGACGATAACCAACCACAACCTCAGCAGCTCGAACGCGTACGTGACTATGACGCTTACTGGGGTGTCACTGGTTACTACGAGGATAGCGATGGTAACGACATCCGTGACAGGGACTAGTTGGCACGAATCCTGCTACTATATAGGTATGAATAAAGATAGCATAAAATTCCCACTCCAGCTTCAGCCAATCTCTGAGATCTCCGAGAAGGAGAAGAAGCGACTCAAGGAACTTGAGAAGCTCTTCGGCCACAAGCTCTGGGTGAAGTAAAGGCGGAACAGCCCTAGGCCAAATAACTCCGAAGCTACGCTTGAGACACAGCGTGATAGTAGGTAGTTGCCTAGCGGCCGCAGCCGACCGGCAACAATTACCACATTTCAACTTGGCACGGAACCTGCTACTATATAGGTAGATTATGAAGATTAAACCTACATCCTCCGCGACTCGTCGCACAACTAACCGCATCAATGAGCATGGTCGCTTCGGCTTCCTTATCGCTGGCCGTAAGGCTGATGGTTCGGAGTGGTTACTCCGCTCTCGCCTAACCAAGTGGTTGGGTTGGCTGCCTACCCGTGAGTTCACGGAGGCAGACTAGAGTATAAGCCCTCTGCTCTACGCTTGAGGAACTCGAAGTGCCAAGGGCCTCGTTCCAACACAGCGTGAAGCAGGGGCAGTCTAGGTAGTTGCAGCTGGGCCGCTGCCGCCCCCCTGCAACTTGGCACGAATCCTGCTGTGTATAAGGTAGATTATGCAAAGGAAGAATTTACCAGTCAATGAAGTCGGAACCACCACCGAGATGAACCTAGCGTGTGCCAAGCTGGCTGGAACCTTTCAGATGGCTTGCTGGCTATTCAGGCAACTAGAGTACGCTAACAACAGAGGCACGGGAGAACACCAGTTCGACCTACTAGAGCAACACTTCAACGAGAAGGAAGGGCTTTATTGAGATAGGGTCGCAACAAGTTGGCACGCATCCTGCTGCTATATAGGTATGAATATGACATTCAACAATGGAGACAGAGTAGCCCATAAGCTCAACCCGCTCAATTGGCGCGGTGTAATCACATGGGTTCAAGTAGGGGGCAAGCGTGTCAAGGTGAGGCTTACCTCTGGCACAGAGGTAGAGGTGCCTGCGTCCGTCTTAAAGATGGATTGCTTCACTGATGAAGAAGTTAAGGCTTGGCACGAATCCTGCTGTGTATAAGGTAGATTATGAATGAAGTAAACATCCTCCTCAACAACGAAGTCAAAGTAACTGACCATCGCAGTCAGTTCGTCGGTCAAACTGGTCTTGTGCGTGACATCATGGCAGACGGTCGCACTCTTGAGATTGAGCTTGCCCACACTAGCGGCATGATTGTCCTCTTGGACTACACCTTTGTCAGTGAGATTCAAGAGCCTTACAACTGGCCCAAGCAGCCGCAGTCCCTTGGCCCAACCGCTAACAGCGTAGTGAAGGACACGCTCTAATGCTAACCATATTCATACTCTACGTTATGTGGTCGGCTGTGACATCGGCTAGTAAATCAATGGCATAAATCCTGCTGCGTATATTATTATGGAAGAACAACCTCAAGAAGCGATTTTCGTGAAATTTGTCGATGAAAATGACAAACTCACCGATAAGGTCGAGCAACTGCGCGAAATTGACAAGAGTATCAAGGACAAGCAAGCGAAATTCCAGTTACCGAGTGGCCCAGCCCTAATAGGTAACCAGTGGTGGTGACCCCCCCACCTTTTACGAATTTTTATTGCGAGTTTGTCTCAATAACAGCCGGGGGGTGTCTGCATGAGTCTCCCCCAGCCTTTTTAAAAACCCTTAATATATAAGGCTATCTATAATTCATTAACTTCTAAAAATCCCCGGGGTATTAAATTAAAATAGTGCTTATCATATATATCCCTTATAATAAACAAATGAGCTATACATATAATGATATTTGGGTAAAGGGCGAAGTAAAAGAAGAAGGCTATAGACCAAGCGCCCAAAGATATGATGAAATTTCAAAATTTTGCAAACAATATACGCGCCCGTTTTCAGTTTTGGACCTAGGCGCGGCCGAAGGCTACTTTACTCATCGTCTTGCTGAAGAATTTGAAGGAAGCTTTGCGGCGGTGGAGTCTGATCCAAAAAGAAACCTACGAGAAATATGTGAAAGCAACGGAAATAGCAAAGTTATTTTAATGGAGGCTAAGCTTGACCTTGCTGCGCTGAAAACAATGGCTGCTGTTCATCATTTTGATGTTATTTTAGCTTTGAATATAGTTCACCATTTCGATGAACCCTTCCAAGAGGTACTTGACACACTTATGAGTATGTGTTCTTACTGTTTTTTTGAGCACCCAAACGAAAAAGAAGACACAAAAACTATTAATTCTCACAGATTAGAGGCAGAAAAACTCAATTTAGAAAAATATAACGCCAAACATCTCATTGACACCGACAGATGGGAAGATGTTAACAGAAAAATGTATCTACTAGAGAATAATTCACCCAAAGTTGTATATAGACACTCGCTTGGTAAAGAAATTGATTACGAAAACGAAGGAGCTGTTATAAATTCTTCTTTTGACGCAATAAACATCGAATATAAACACAGGAACGAAAATAGACCTTGGAACTTGGGCTTAAACCTAAGAACTTTTTTAGAATTTAATGGCCAGTATCCATGTTTAGATAAAATTTTTGATTTAATTGATGAGGCGCCACTAGAGGAGAGCGACACAGGGAGAGATTTAGCCGCGCATAACGCAATTATTGGAAATAATGAACTTATTTTAATAGATCAAAACGATCCCAATTACAATCCTACTGAGTGGTTTTACATTACAGAGAAGGAAGCATTCAAAGCCGGCCTTTTGTTAGGGTATTCTTGCGGACTAAAAGGGAAAGCTCGCGATATTTTTCAAACTGGTCTAATTGCTCTTAAAGAGACCCCAAACGAGAAAACACATTTAGCTGTTTTAAGTACAGAAAGTGGTTTGCAAAGATGTTGGGTGAGCAGAGAGGGTTTAAATAAGAGTTTAGTAATAGAAGAGCTTAAGATATAATTGATATGACTTTACATAGATGATAAAAAAAGAAATAATAGAAGGTTTAACTAATTTTTGTAATTGTAGAGTTAAATGTTCTGACGTTCATGGCGTTGGCCTATTCGCCATAAAGGATCTCCCAAAGGGCACCTCCATTTTCGGAAAACAAGACCCACAAATCGGCGGTATTCATTTTTTCACGCATTTGTCATTGAAAAAATTACCAGATGAAGTTCTTGATATTTTGTATGATTATAATTTCATTACTGATACTGGAATGCATCTTCCTGATTATGCATGGAACTATCATCATCTTTCTAGCTACATAAACCATTCGGAAAATTCTAACGTAGATTACCACCTCGATACCAATGATTTTCTCGCTTCCAAAGATATACGCAAGAATGATGAGTTACTTTGTAATTTTCAAAAGGATTTAGATAAATCAAATTATAAGTTAAAATTTCTTGAGTAATAGTGTAAACATTGTATATGGCCAACAAAAAGAAGTCCTCTAGGGCAAAACAAAAGGCTGATGTTGCTAGGGAAATCGAGGAAGAATTATCTTTTCCCTCTTTCAACCCTAACCCAATCAAGCGGCAAATCAAAATAAAACAATTTCCATGGACGGAAAAACAAAAGGAATTTTTCAAAGTTGCTTTAGACTTTAATACTAAAATAATTTTTGTAGATGGTCCAGCCGGCTCATCAAAGACGCTTTTATCTACTTATTGTGGATTGCAGTTGCTTAATATGAAGTTTATTTCTGATATTATGTATTTGCGATCTGCTGTCGAGAGTAGCTCGCACAGCCTTGGCTTTTTGCCCGGTTCTGCTGAAGACAAATTAAGATTTTATAATTTACCTTTTTTGGATAAGCTCGACGAGCTTCTCGTAAACACGAGAGTAGAAAAACTCGAGTCAGAAAGTCGCATTTCCATGTTCCCTGTCAATTTTGCACGGGGCATGAATTGGACAGCCAAGTGCATAATTCTAGACGAAGCCCAAAACTCCACCTTTAAAGAGATAACTACGGTTTTAACCCGTCTAGGGGAAAACAGTAGATGTTTCGTTTTAGCTGACCCAATGCAAACTGACTTACGTAATGACAACATGCAGGGAGCGTTTTCTCAAATGTTTGATGCGTTTTCAGATGAAGAAAGTAAAGCAATGGGAATACACACTTTTAAATTTACGGAAGAAGATATAATGAGATCCGAACTAGTAAAATATTTGATTAAAAAGTTTAAAAATATATAATAATATATGAATGGCAAAGGTAGTAAGCCTAGACCGACTAACGCTAAAATATATAGAAAAAATTACGATTCAATTTTCATGAATGAGCACCCAGAATATTCAACTAATATGCAGTTTCATGAATCTAAACGATTCGAAGCTGATGACCAAAAAGTAGCTTTAGTCGATATTGACGAGACGATTTGCTTTTACCCAAATAAAAGAAGCTATAACTTAGCCAAACCAAATCATGAAAATATTGCTAAAATTAACAAATTATACGACGAAGGGTGGAAAATAATTTACTGGACTGCGCGTGGGGGCTCAGAAAAATCCAAAAAGGAGAAAAAGTGCTATTATGATTTTACATATGCCCAATTAACTGATTGGAAGTGTAAATTTCATGAGTTAAGCACGGGATCAAAAGGTAATTACGTCAAACCCCCTTGCGATTTAGTCATAGACGACAAGGCGAAAAGAATAGAAGAAATTTAAGGAAAATAAAACTATGAAAAAATTAATTATAATGTTTGCCAGCATTTTTGCAATTGGCTGTAACTGGGGAAATTCCGGATGCTCGGAGTGTTCCTGTGAGTCAGGTTGCTGTTCGTCCGACAGTTGCTCGGTCGCTGATTGCAATTGTGCCTGCAAAAACTAAGGATATAAAATGAGTAGCACTTGGAGTTCGGGAATAGGTAAATTTAAAAAGAAAGATCCAGACCACGGTAAGTGGTGGAAAAAAATCAAACATCTTCTATACGCGCTTGGTTACCCTAAGAAAAAATGCTGTGGTGACGAGGGGTGCGGGTGCAAAGCTAAGCTTGAACAAAAAGCTGCTCCAAAAGCTTTGGTGCAAGCCGTAGCGAAAGAAGTAAAGCCAACAGTCAAATCTACGGGAGAATGCAAATACTGCGGTAAAGAAAACTGCGGTGCTACTTGTAAATGGGCGCTACGCGCAAATAAGGATTAGCTCCATTGGGTGGGATCTTCTCTACGGGACTCCATCTCTTCTTTTTCTGTGAGCTGATAAAGCTTTTTTGCTATTGAGTTTATTTTTATAGCGGTCTCCCATATATCATTTTTACCAGAACGTATTCTAGATTGATTTATGATGAATATGGATTCTTCTCCGATTTGCAGTAAGCCAGATTTTAGGTCGGTTCTGGAATGTTTCATACCACATGAAATTACACCCCCCTTATAAGCAAAATTAAAAATAATTGTTATTTTACCATATATATTATTATAATTTTATATGAAGATGTATTGTCCAGACTGTGGGGCACCCACGGAGTATACTGCTAAAAAGCCCAATTTTTGCATGAGTTGTGGGTATAACTTCCTTACCAAAGCTAAGGCTTCTTCAGAACCTCCTAGGCAGCCAGAGAAACAAAACCAAGAAAACGCTGATCCTGATTCGGAAGAGTTTGACGTGAAAGAAATAGACCCCCGCATATACGATATGCAAGGTCTAGAGGTGGATATATCTGTGGATGTGCCTCAACGCGTGACGATGGGGCAAATGTTCCCCGGGGCGGCTAACGCAGGTAATGAAAAGAAAAAGCCCAAAAAGTAAAAAAGCTAAAAAGAAAAGTGGCCCGTCCTTCGAGGAAAGTATTCATCTAATAGATGAAGAGATAAAAAAAAGAAGGAGTAAGTGGAATCTTACGGCATTAGCTTGGATGGATTATGATGATGTTTCTCAAATCATAAGAATTCATATACATAAAAAATGGGATATGTATGACCCCATCAAGCCGCTGGGTCCTTGGCTAAACAGAATAATATCCAATCAAATAAAAAACCTAATTAGAAACCATTATGGTAATTATAGTAGACCCTGTTTGAGATGCGCCGCAGCAGAAGGCGATAGCTTGTGTGAGATATATCAAAAGCAATGTTCCAGCTGCCCCCTATTTGCAGAATGGGAAAAAAACAAAAAAAAGGCTTACGATATAAAAATACCATTGTCTATAGAAAATCACACGCACGAAGTAAAATCATTATGTGAAAGCAATTTTGACGTAGAAGATAACGCTCAGAAACTTCACGCAAAAATGAAAGAAATTTTAAAACCCCTAGAGTGGAAAATATATGTTTACTTATATATAGAAAATAAAGACGAAAAAGAAGTAGCTAAATTAATGGGTTATAGGACTTCAGAAAAAAACAGAACACCGGGATACAAACAAATCAAGAACTTAAAAAAATCTATAATCACCAAGGTTAAAAAAGTTTTAGATAAAAAAGAAATAGACTTCTTTTAATATGAACGATTTACTTTCAGAAGAGCAAAAGAAAAAAATTATAGAGCTGTGGAACTCTCGACCAGAGAACCCACCGTCTTTATTGGAAATTATAAGAGAAGCGTTCCCTGACAAAGAAATAGATGGGAGGAGCAAAGAGGGTAGGGCAGTTAAAAGATTTTTAGCTACTAGAAAAATAAAAGCAAAAGGCGCACACGAATACACCCCCAAAGATGTCAGTTTATCCGAAGAGCAAAAAGAATATATTACAAATAATGCTTATACAATGAGGGCAGTCGAAATCGCCCGAGTTCTATTTGGGGATGATAAAATAAACAATTTAAATGCAGAAACCAAAGTAGTCAACGAGTTCCTCAAAACGCTTTCTCCGCGCGATTTATACGCAGACCCTAACGATGTACCAGAAAACGAATATAAGCCTCCCAGAACGCAAGCTGCGGCCATTTTGAGGGTAAATAAATACGTTCTAGATGCTATAGATAAATCTAAGATTTTACCTAAGCAAAAAAAAGAAATGGAAGCATTAATTGGGTATTTAAATACTTATAGATTTCTTCATCAAATAAATACTTACCCCACAGAAAATGATCGCGAGTTGTTTGAGAGCAGCTTTATTCGTTATACCTACGATAAGTCAGACTTGACCCAAGAAGAGGTAGATCAATATATAGTTTTGTCCATGGAGGTTGTCATCTCCGCTAATATCCAAGCAACGATTCAAGTGATCCAACGTCAAATCGATACTGAGGTTGAATCTGGAGGAAAAATTCCTATGGCGTTGATTGAGGCGAATAATACAGCACGAACAGAATACAATCAATGCGTAACTAGACAGACTAAGCTTCTCGCAGACCTAAAGGAAAAAAGAAGCGCTCGCCTAAGCAAACAAGTGAAAGCTAACGCAAGCATTCTTAATTTAGTTGAGATGTGGAAGGACGAAGAGAGTAGGAAAAAGATGCTACAGCTCGCAGAGCTTAGAAAACACGCACTATCGACTGAAATTGAAAAACTTGAAACCATGGATGAAATGAAATGCAAAATTTTGGGGATAGACAAAGATGAGGTATTGAATGGTTAAATGTAAAGAATGTGGAAAAGAATTTGAGACAGATCGCCAACTTCACGCGCACCTTAAAGCGCATGGTTTGCGCATGGTCGAATATTATCAAAAGCATTACCCAAGGCACGATTTTCACACGGGAGATATAATTAAATTCAAAAACAAAAAACAATATTTATCTTCTGATTTTAACTCAAGAACTAATTTAAGGATGTGGCTGAAATCTCAATCACAAACAGACGCAAAAACATACTGCACGGGCCTGCTTACAAAAAGGAAAGAAGAAAAAGAATTAATATATACGCCTAGTCAGGTTGAGTTAAGGTCAATCCTTAGCCCCCCCATTCAATATCATGATGAATTATTTGGTGACTATTATCGATTTTGCTCAGGACTGGGGTTTAAAAACAAATACCAGCAAGTTACAGAATTTATAATTGGGCAAGAATATACGAAGCCTGAATATAAAATATTTATAGACACGAGAGAGCAAAAGCCCTTAAAATTCACAAGAGGCATAGAAATTAGAAAGCTAGACTATGGAGACTATGCTTTTAGTAGCGCTACGTCAACTTGCAATTGTTATATAGAGAGAAAGGGTCTCTCGGATTTTATCGGTACTTTAAGCGGGGGGTATGAGAGGTTCATAAAAGAAATAGAAAGAGCCAAAGAGAATGATGCGCAATTAGTTATATTAGTGGAGTCTAAATTTACAAGCGCCCTATACTTTAACGAACAAAGAAAATCATATAATAAAGAAAAGGTATTTAAAAAAGTAAAAGCAACCCCAGAGTTTATATTTCATAGAGTGAGGAGCTTAATACAAAGGTACCCAAATATACAATTCCTTTTCGTTAACGGAAGAAAAGAAGCTTCTAGAGTAATAGAAAAAATTTTTACCTGCGGGTGCTTTTACAAAAAGGTTGATCTGCAGCTAGCATACGATTTAAAAAAATTATAATGTGGTACTCGCCCGACAAATACAAAACTTCACCGGAAGACATCAATCGAGAGTTGATGAAGTTAAGCGGTTCTCTAAATGACAAAGAAGCAAAGATCTCGCTTGCGAGATTTTTAAGGGCAAATCTTGGTTTCACCACAGAGCTTATATCTGGAATAAAACTAGCGCCATATCAAGAAGTTACTCTAAAGGGTTTGTTCAATAGAAATTTTTCTATGTGCGTGTGGGGTCGTGGTTGTGGTAAGTCTTTCATTGCTGCGGTTTACTGTTTTCTTCAGTGTATATTCGAACCAAATACAAAGATACTCATAGCAGGACCAACGTTTCGTACTGCGCGTTTTATTTTTGAAAATTTAGAAAAATTTGTAGATTCAAAGGGGGCGCAATTATTAGCTCAGGCTTTTGGAGCGAAGTCAAAAAGGAATGATCAGTTTAAATGGGATATAAATGGGGGTACAATTACTGCGATTCCCCTTTCTGGTGAAAAGATTCGTGGTTTTCGTGCAAACGTATTGGTTTTGGATGAGTACCTTCTTCTCCCAGAAGATATAATCAAAACTGTCCTTATGCCATTCTTGGTTGCCCCGCAGAACATGAAGGAGCGTTTAGAGATAAGGGAAATGGAAGATAAACTTATTAAAGACGGGCATATGGCGGAAGAAGACAGAATGGAATTCGAAAATGATTCTAAAATGATTGCCCTCTCTTCAGCAAGCTATACTTTCGAAAATTTGTACAAAACATACCAAGAGTGGACTGATAACATTTACTCAAAAGAGTTAGGCAAAGCAACGTATTTTATATCACAGATGGGTTACGAAGCCCTCCCAGAGGAAATGATAGATTATACCATAATAGAGGAAGCTCAAAACGGGGGGCAAAGCCACAGTTCTTTTCAGCGTGAGTATTGTGCTCAATTTACCGACGGCAGCGACTCATATTTTAGTGCTAAAAAAATGCACGAATGCACAATATTAGACGGTCAGTCTCCAACCACCTTAATTAAAGGAAACAAAAATGAAAAATATATATTAGCAATTGATCCGAGTTTCAGTAATAGCCCTACTTCTGACTTTTTTGCTATGTCAATACTTGAACTTGATGACGAGAATCAACAGGGGACACTAGTTCACAGCTATGCAGTTGCTGGTGGAGATTTAAAAGATCACATCAAATATATGTATTATGTAATGAGCAATTTCAATATTGAAATGATTATTATTGATAACGCTGGTTTTCAGTTCATAGATAGCTGCAATGAAAACTCTTTATTTAAGTCAGCACAAATTGAAATGAAATTTATAGATTTTGACTCAGCAAAAGAAGATCAAGACTACGAAAAAGAACAAAGGAGATTAAGGAGAGAACATAACAAAGAATCTAACAAAATAGTATTTAAACAAGTGTTTTCTACAGATTTTATAAGAAAGGGTAATGAGCACCTTCAGGCATGCATAGACCACAAAAGAATATGGTTTGCTTCAAAGACTAGCGCAAATGGAGAAGCCTTTACCACACAAAGTAATAAAAGGATTAATTTGAGTCAAGTTAAAGAGCTTACCGTGGGGGATTTTATAGATACGCAAGATAGTTTAGTATACCAAACAAAAAAACAATGTGCGCTGGTTGAAGTAAAAAGCACAGCGAAGGGAACGCAAACCTTTGATTTACCCTTACACCTAAAACGAAGCACCTCTGTTAGCAGGGCTAGAAAAGACAATTATACCACGCTAATGTTGGCAAATTGGGCCCTAAAATGCTACTATGATATGAAATCCGTTCCAAAGGGGGCAGATGAGACTTTTACACCAAGAATGATCCATTAAAGTGTAATTAAGGTAAATTATAAAGTAATTTAAGGTATAAGGGTATGGCCGATAACAAAATTAGAATCAAACAGCTAGATCAAGCAGAGCTTTCTGGCTATATAGGTGGCGTATTTGCTGGGACCACTTCTGGCAAGGCCACTGATCTAAACCCGGCTAGTAGTGGCGTTCATGACTTGGGTCAAGAATCTCTTCCTTGGAAAACTGTTTATGCTGAATCTATATCTGTTACTGGAATGGAAGGGTCTATCGATAGCTTATATCCAGCTACAGGGAATTTGTTACCAATAGAAAGTGGTAAATATGACTTAGGTTCAATGGCCATGCCATGGAAAGACCTATACATGGCCCCTGATAGCATATGGATGGGGAATACTAGAGTAGGCATGGAAAATGGCGTGTTGACCACCACCGTTCCCGGGGGAAGTACGGTTAGAATGGCTGCGGGACCTCAGGGTGAGCGAGGGGGGTACGGGGGTAATAGCACACTTTATTATTACGATCATCAAACGGGAGCATCGCAAGAATATCCTGAAACTGGTTATTTCACTTTCAATTCTTCAACTAATTTAAGTACGGTAACTGAATTATACATAAATGATTCTGGGTATTATTCATTAACTGGCAAGCTTGACGTAGAAGACAATAGCAAATGGATCACTAGTTTATTTGAGTCTACTAGTGACACAAAGGGGTCTTTACGTTTATTCGATCACGACAACCCCTCTAAATTTTCTTCATTTAATATAACGGGCATCCTTACTGAAGAGGCGGGGTATTACACTGTACCATTATCATATGTGAGTTCTAGCGATGCTACCATAACGGGCACATTTACGGACGAAAACAAAGTTGTTATTTCTTTTACCTCCAAGGGGGACTTGGGTCAACGAGGTCCTCAAGGACCAGCAAATGGGCCAGCCGGACCTCAGGGCGTGGCGGGACCACAGGGGGCACAGGGGGCTACAGGCCCCCAAGGGCCAGAAAATGGACCACAGGGAGCTACGGGTCAAGCTATAGATTGGCGAGGCTCGTGGAACACTAACGAAAACTACAGTGGGCAAGACGCGGTTTATTTTAACGCCTCCTCTTTCATTTCTTCTCGTCATAATAATTCCGGTAATTTGCCATCCGGTACGAATGTCGGTTTGTGGTGGGATTTAATGGCTAGCGGCGTTACTGGTCCTCAGGGACCTCAGGGCCCAGAGGGGGGCCCACCCGGAGCAGCAGGAACAATTGGACCACAAGGACCCACGGGTGCCCCCGGAGCAATAGGGCCGATAGGGGTAGTGTCTGGTAGTGCAGAGTCTACGCAGAAAACTCTTCAGCAAAGCGGTTATTGGATAGGCGATAGCGCGTTTGGGGTAATAGACGCGGTACGTTTTAACGGTACTGAGTATGTTAAAGCTAGGGCAAATAGTGAAAGTAATTCAGAGGTAATAGGCATAGTACAATCTTTAGACACGGGCAATAATTCATTTACCCTAGTTACCGAAGGCTTTGTTAGTTGGACGACGGGGACCCTTGCTTCTAGCCCATTCGCGGCGCAAACAGCGGGCGATGCAGAATTTCAACCGGGGGGGATATACTGGTTAGATGATGCGAACGCTGGGTTAATTACAACCAGTGAGCCAAATTCAATTGGATCCGTTTCTAAACCATTATTTTATGCTACCAGTACGACGGGTGGCTTCGTTCAAAATTACAGGGGTCAAGTTATAGAGTCTGGGCTAGGGCCAAAATGGCTTATGCCCGGCATAGGAGACGTAACAAGAAATTCAAAACAAACATTAACAAGTAAAAAATTATCTTTACAGACTTCTTTCGCTTCTTCTGACGTGGGTTGGGCCCCTACAGTAAATATAGATTTTGATTCAACACCATTTCAAACATTGAATCTACTTGGATCAACGGCAATTAGGGCAATTAACGTGGGGGCGGGCAAAACAGTAACGCTCAAAATGAAAAACGCAACAAGCAGTGATTGGCTTTTAAATTTTGATTCTGATCACGTGTTTGTCGGGGGCTTAGCACCAAAAGAACTTAAATCAGGTAAGGTGGCTTTAGTAAGCTTTACTGCGTTTGGTGGAGATCAATCTGACGTAATAATAGGATACGCAAACCAAAAATGATAGGACTTTTAAATACAGTTAACGTAGCTATAGCAGGAGCTTTGGATAACGAAGTATCGGATTGGTATACAAACGTAAGAAACGATGGCGGTGAAGCTGATAGTTCCACTTTGGGCGCGCTTAGTGAATTTATGTTTACTTTAAAAATAAACAATATTAGAAGTAAAATAAAAAGATGCAATATGTTTTGTGGGCATAATCTTAGATCTTCACTTCACCCAATTATAAAAAGCGCAAAGGAGGGGGGCGTAACAATTGGATATGAGAAAGATATTAATTCGGGTTTTGTTAATTCTGATTACGCTCCCGGAAGAGGGTTATGGGCAATTAATGCGGCCCTTCAATTACCCGCACAGAAATATTTATCTACAGGGGTTTTCATAAGCGAGGCGGGTATAACCGGAGCGGGAGGACACTTGTCTTTTATGGGTACGCCATCGACTAACCCAACTCAATTATATGATATTGGGGGGTACATGTCACCATTAAACGGAGGGGATAATCAATCTTCTTTTGACCTAAGTGCGTATATTGAATTTGACTCAGGTCAAGGGACAATAAAAGGCGCTAGCGCCAGTGCAAGTGCCCCCGGTCAAGAGGGTCATGCTGAAGTTGATTTATATGGCGCCGGCATTGATGGCCTCGATAACGCAAATGACGTTAGTGGACTGTGGGTGGCTTCAAGGGAAAGCTCTACAATTCAAAAATTATATAGAGGAAATGAGGAGGGGGTAATTCAAGTTAACGAATTCTCAAACGAGAACGATCAAACCACGTTTCCAATTGGCGGGTATAAATTTAGAGTTTTCGGAAGTACGCCTGCCAACGGGTTAGTTACGCAAACTAGTTCGTATAAGTTATTGTTTTATGCTATTGGCGAAACAATGTCCGAGAGCGAAATAACAATCTTAAATAATGCTTTAATAAAGTTCAACACTGCGCTGGGGAGAATATAATATATCATGCCTAATAGTCCATTCACATCATATGTAGGAGACACTGGCCCGAAAGGTGAGGTTGGTGGTAATGTAGTTTTTTATTATTACAATCACCAAACCGGTACCGTAACCGACCCCGGCGCCGGTAATTTTTCATTTTTTGAAAGCGGGCTGAGCAATACTTCTAATATATATATCCATAGGTCTGGACAAGGTAATATAAATCATGAGCCATGGATCTCTGGATTAGACGACTCCTCTTCTGACGCAAAGGGTACTCTAAGATTATTCAATAATACTGGTTCGGCATTAAATTTTGCTTTATTTAATGTTACAGGAAATATTTCTGGTGCTACGGGTGTTAACCAAGGAGCTTATAATGAATATTATAGCATACCTACGGAATTTATTTATTCTAATGATCCACCGCAGCACCTTGCTACCGGAGTGTTTGTTGATAATAATTCCATTGCTATATCCTTTACTAGAGCGGGTGACATAGGTAATGTTGGTCCGACGGGACTCGTCGGACCCCAAGGACCACAAGGAAACCCCTATGGACCTCAGGGACCGCAGGGTCCCCAAGGTAATACTGGAGAC